GCTGAGCCTTCTTTTATGTTGTCAGTCTCAAGCCTCTATTGAAATAATATGGAGTTTTCTTTTGGGTCCCTCTCCAAGCCTCAGCAGACGCAGCTGCTGGATGCGTTGTTGGCTAAACAATGTTCCAGTCAGATTCAAGAGCGCTTGCGTAGAGCCCCTAAAATTGTGTACAATTTAACCAAGGAGCAGAAAGCTTATGTGCAGGATGCCTATGGGGGCGATGTTGTCTTTACCGACTCCGTCCCCAATACGCACCCTGTCCTTCGCAGTTTACACTCTCTGGCTGAGCACACAATCAATTCTAAGATTGTTTCTAAACACCTCGATATTGGAGCTGATCTCCGGGCTTGTGATCGACGAAAACACTGCAGTCATGCATGTTTGAAAGTTGACAATGCCCGAGACCAGAACCGGTATTTGAGAGCTACTATTGAAAAACAAATTAAAACTAATCACTGCACTCAAGGAGCCGAATCCTGCAGTTTCATCTGCGATGTCGGTGTTTCCGTGCATAGTGCATATGACATCTCCAGCCGTCAGTGGGTGGAGATATTTGACCAGCATCAATTGAAGATCGTTTACTGCTGGCTTCATCTGCCTCGTGAAATGCTCCATACCAACCGAGTTTCACTTCCCGAGGTCGGGGCAGATGTTATTATATCAGGGAGTCGTGCCCAATTTTTACCTCACGACGCTAGCCTCGGGTATGAACATAACTTGGACGAGTGGTTGAAATATATCCAACACACCGGTATTTCAAACGGTGTTATGAATTTAACTTTTCAGGTGGAGTATTGGCAGGGCACGCAACTCCACTTCACGATTACCCGTACCACCGCTCGAGGTATAATGACTCGTTTGACAGAGCCAAAAGTCGGGAATTTTGTGCGTGTCCCTCGTCTGGGTTGCTTTAAAGCCAAGCCACCTGTTCTCTGTCCCCAACAAAAAATAGACGCCACTGTTGCGTGGGGCATGAAACGTCAAGATGGGAATTTCACTTATACCAATTTGGCCACTTATGCCGGGGCTATTAAAAGTAGTTTTAAGATAGGCAACAATTTTATATCTATGCCCTGGCATATATCCTCGGCCGACCTACACGACGTCACAATAACTTGTTATGTTTACGTCTGTGTACTGCGATATTTGCGGACGCAAACGTTGTCTAAGGCGCTTGAACGGCTCCGCTCAGAACAATCGCGAGGTTGGTTTGAAAAAATGTGGAAATCCATTACTGAAAGCTTTGTGGCAGACAAGACTTGGTGTTATAAGATCAAGATGTACAACAATGATTTACATCTATTGTCGTTGCTTGAGGAAGAATCCAAGAGCATTAGGTTACACTGTGACAGCAGCTGTTGGAAGGGGACACAATACATAAAAGTTGACACGCCGTTGCGTGCGAGCACAAAGGCCACTGCTGGTTCTGTGCCTATTGCTTCCCCGGTGTTACCTATTACCCAAAATTCACCGCCACATGGGCTAACATCAGATTTTGACGATTATGATTCTGATTCGTGTTCGTCTTTGCCGGCCCCACCCTCGGATCTTGATGATTTTTCGTTGACAAAACCAGCCCCCGACGTAGACCCGTATGTTAACACCACTGGGTCGTTGAGAACTTTGTCTAGTTTAAATCTGTCTGTGTCGGGCAAGGATGCACGTTTTCAGCGGCGCAACTCGCTCCCAAATCTACATACCAATAACGCTGAATTGCATTCTTCAGTAAGTTCAACGCGCCCGTTGGGGTTGCGCCCAGTTGAAACCTATTCCAATCTGAAAGATTTAGATTTTAAAGTGGCCACCGATCATTTATCTGACGCCTCTTCTATTGGTGGGCTGTCTTATGTTTCCACGGACAGCAAAATTAAGAAGCGCAAGCGCCCCTCCAAAAAACAGAGAGCTGAGAGGCGTGTTGAAAATTATGCCCATGACTGCAAGGGGCAGATGCGCATTAGGAAAGGTGATTACAGAACGGCCTGGGAGACCGGGAGATATGATTGTATTGTGAATGCTTCTAATTGTCAGATGGTCCTTGGAACGGGTATTGCAGCCGTTGTAAACGACCTGTTCCCGGGCCACCAGGCGAAGATGACCGCACACGGACCGATTTCTGAAAAACAAGCTGTCCGTATTGAACAGGTCATCCATGCAGTCGCTCCTAAGAATGCAAACAAAGATCAAATGGTTGAGGTTTTTGATGCCGTTGCGACTCAAATTAAGCACGGCGAGCATGTTTTATGTTGTCTTTTGGGGGCCGGAGTATTCACCAATGATCCCACTGCGTCTAAGAAAGTTGCTTGGGCCGCGGCTTGTTTGAGCACCTTGAGCTGTTGTCATGTGACGTTTGTTGATTTGGACCCACCTCATATTTGCAAGATGCAAAATATTGAACGTTATTATGACAATTGGACTACTCATATGAGTAATGAAGTGTTCAATGCGGCCCGTCGGACAGACGCAGACGGCGAACCGGATGTTTTCGCGCCTTTAAACGCTGAGTTAGAGGAGTTTGTTGTGAAACCCGGCCCTTGTGTTGGAAAGGTGATTTTGCACGAAGGTTTACCCGGTGCCGGTAAAAGCCACGGTTTGAAACAACAACTTAAGGACGACTGCCGTGGCGTATGGGTTTTGGTTCCGACAAAGAAGCAGAAGGAGGAGTGGGAAGTAACCGGTGCCAAAGTCTACACCAGCACGAAAGGGATTTTAGAGTTCCTCAAGACGCAGGAAAAACCCACCACTGTAATTATGGACGAGTGGATGATGATACACCCTTGGGTGATTGCTACTGTGTTAGCGTCCTGCAATGTCACGCTGTGCGGCGATCCCACCCAAATTGGGTTTATTGATTTTGGCGGCCTGGGTTTGGATTATGACCACAAAATTTGGAGAAAGTGCGGCGTTACGTTTCAACACAGTGTGACGAGGCGGTGTCCTCGTGATGTGGTGGATCAAATTTTCAAGCACATGTACCCCAACGCCACAACAACTAGTAAAGTTGAACGATCAGTGACGTTTGCCCGCAAAGTACCTTCTGCAGGTCAAGTTATCACTTACACGCAGAGGGCAAAAAAAAAATATAAAGGGGCCATAACAGTGCATGAAAGTCAGGGCCTGACCTTTGATAATGTGGCGTTGGTTGTCACTGATGATGCGGCTCACCTGATCAACACTTCTTCGGCCCACAACACTGTAGCTTTCACCCGCCACACACAATCTTTGGTTGTGGTCGAAGATTCCACACTTTTCTTTTCTCAAGCTTGGGATACCCCCAACTTGCTAGCTGATATGTTTGGCTTTCCACATCCTCTGCGTGAAGGACATATGCCACCTGAAAGTTATTTAACATTTGATTTAATGCCGACAAATACCAGCAAGAACAGTATGGGCGTTCAGCAATCAGACCTTGTAACGGTTTATAGACCTACTGAAGGGGTCACAATGCGTGCCGTCACCAGTCTGAATCAACCAATCACCGGGGTTGTTACAGGCAACGAGGACGCGGTTGTGCCTGTAGCAGCCGGAGCTTTTATTAACCTCAGCCCCGACTGCGAAATGCATGTGCGTGTCAGCGCTAATAATGATGCAGCTGCGGCATTCGCTGCTGGGAACAACCGTTACACCGGTTTCCAGCTTAGACCTTCTGTGACCGAGTGTGTTGATAGAGGCAACCGTTTAATGGAAGCTTTGAGTGTTTTTGTTGACCTACGCAGATTCAAAGATTCATTTGATGAGGACAAAATGTGTCCCGCTACTGCAGCAGCTTTTAGCGATGCGTACAAGAAACAAGGCACCCGGTTCGCAGAAGCTATAGACCCAGACAACATTCCGACTGAATTGACTGCTGTCAAGTCGTTTCTTAAGAATCAGTGTAAATACGCCAAGGATGCACTTCATAAGGAGAAAGTTGGGCAAGGGATAAGTGCGTGGTCTAAGTTGGCAAATGTTCTCTTGTGTGGGTATGCTCGGGAGTTCGAACGATGTCTTAAGGATTGCATGCATCAGGGTGTTGTTTATGCCAATGGTATGTCGGACGATGAATTTGACCGCAGCGTCCGTGTATTTTTTTGCTCCAAGGGTGTTAATTTTCAGAATGATTTTACTGAGTTTGACAGTACTCAGGGGCCGGTGACAAAATGTTTTGAAAAACTCATGATGAGAGAATGTGGGGTTCCCAGCGCAGTCATAGATCTGTACTCTGAGCTGCGTTCTCAATGGCGAATGGTTGACCAAGGGAAAGTGTGTGTGACTAATGGGGAGATGCGCAGTAGTGGCGAACCTTTTACGCTGGTTGGCAATACTTTGGTCACGATGGCCGTCACCGCCGAAATGTTGCAGATTAACGATTTGTCTTTTGCGGCATTCAAGGGTGACGACAGTATTGTGAACGGCGATGTTGTGTACAAAGCAAACGATGATTACATATTCCAGCAATATGGTATGAAGGTTAAGCCCGATGTTACTGAACCGCCGGAGTTTGTCAGTTACATTTTGTCCCCGGAAGGTTTGCACCCAGATTTGGTTCGCATTGCTGGTAAGGCATTTGGAAAAACGATAGATCCCAGCCGAATTCCATCTCTACGCGTCGCCCTTAACGATCAAGTTAAACGGATGAATGACCATCAGTGTTATGAGCGAAGTTTGGAATTGAACATGCGCAGGCATGCATTGACGAAGGCTGAAGCCATGATATTGTATGAGAGTTGTGAAAATTTTATAAGGGGTGACAGAATGGAGCTAACACCACAAATGCATTTGAAGCTAACATCGTGTGGTGGATTGGTGTGAGTCCAATAGGTAATTGCGCAGAAAGAAAGTACTCTTTTCCTGTGCGTCACCAATGAACTATACTGTTCCCGCTCCTATTTTAGAGTGTTCTGAAAACCATCTGAATATTCTGATTGTTCTGATTGCACAGATTTTGCTTGCTGTATTGTATAAGATTTGGCTATGGCTGAAAGGCAAAGACCCCAAGCAACTCCTCCCGCCCAACCCCAATCTGAGTTGCGCAAGTGTAAGTCTTGTTCCGCCCTTGTCAAGCGAGGCAATTTCCCAGCCCACAATTCTAAATGTCCTGGACGAATCCTCGTCAAGAAATCTCAGCCTTTGCCACGACCCGCTGTTGTGATGGGCGGCAAAGAAAAGAAGAAGTCATCGGCATCGCGTTCCGTAACCCCTTTGGAGGTCAGAATGATGCGACGCCTATCGACTTGGCGTCCAGGGGAGATCATTATGAACCCCATGTTCCAATACCAGAATGTCTCTAATGCAACCTGGTCGAAAACCTGGACCAACACCACTCCTGTGAATATGGATCTTCTTGTGCTGACCCTTGGAGGTTACGCCACCCCCAATATTGTATGCCAGAGTGCTTCTGACAGCCCTAACACTCTCTCCTTTCTGAATGCGCCTCTGCCGCTTTTGGGTGCACCACCCACTGTTTCCACGGGACTCAGCGCGGACTGGAATAGAGACTACATCAATCTCGGGGGAGAGTTTACAACAGGAGTCCCCACAGCTGACGTGGAAAAATGGGTGCCACTTTCATACAAGTTAATTGTTAATGTCAGTGCGCCCGTCACCACGCAAACCGGTTATATGTATGCCTATAACCGGGAAATCAATCCTCGGATTGCGGCAACCACCTACAACGTGGCTCCTGGGACCGCTTACACATCTGCTTCAACCCCCTTTAATGGAAATTTTTATGGGTTGCAGATTCCCGGGGTGAAAAGCGTTCATCAGCAGATGGCCACTCAGGTCGGAAATGTTCACCCTATAACGACCGGGTGCACACTTGTCATGGATACTTACCCTGACAAGCTGGAACCAGACAGTCTGATCACTGCTAACACGCCCACTGGGGCTGCAGTTACCGCAGCCATTACAGCTGGGAGCGCCGCTAATTTGGCAGGCAGCGGTCTAGGAGCTTCACCCGCGGGAACGTATCCAACGGTTCCTGCCACTGTGTTCCGTCCTCAACTTGTAGGGGCCAACCAGCAGACCCAGTTGTTCATTAATGACACAGGGTCTACCACGGATTTAACTATTCCAGGCACCACAATCGCCCCGTCAACCGCACAGCAGATAAGCTCGGGTTTGAGCTACTACTTTGCTCTCAATCAACTTGGGATGAAGAAAGCTCAGATCGTGCTTCTTACAGGTCTGGCTCCGGGCACCAGCGTTCGTGTGTCTCTTAACCGTCTTGACACCGTTGTGTGCCAACCTGGCACTCAGGGAACTTCATGGCAGGTTAAGTATACCGGCCCAAAAGTGGATCCCGATGATATTTTCCCCAAGGACACAATACGTTTCATGTCCGGAAGCGGAATGTCTCTGAAATGAAAATTTGCTGGTTCAGGAGAAGAACTAAATTTGTATATTTAAATTTATTTTGTATTTGAATGTTTTAAAATGTTTGTAATGAAGGAATATGTGGAAGAAGGAAAGCTCAATTTTCCTTGCGCTTGAAGTACGTCGAGACGTCGTTTGTTCAGATTTATGGCTGAGACCGTTTATCCTTTGGGTGTCTTGTGTCAAAAACTTCGTTTGGTGTTGAATTTCACCGAGGAACAATTGACACCGGACGTTCCTTATTTTAAATCGGTCTGCACAATTCGACATGGAACGACAGTGTTTCAGTTTGTGTCAACTGGTCGAACTAAACGAGCTGCGCGAAGTTCTGCAGCTCAATCAGCACTCGACGTTTACAGCTCAAATGGCACTTTTGCGCAATCTTAAAATAGCAGCTAATTTGGACGACAATGATTGGTTTGAATATGTCGAGGAACATTCCGTGCATGCCGACAACAGACCTTTACGGTTTGATATGTTTGACACAGCCGATGATGTGCTGTTGCAGATACATCCAGCTTGGGCCTGGCCCGGCACGGTTCAGATCCCTGATTATTTCAGTAAAAACCATCTTTGCCCTCCGGATCAGTGTTTGCGCTGCTTCTTCCGCAAGGCATTCTTAAACAGCTCGCTCTGGTTGTCGTGGTGGGACTATGATCAGTCCCCCTACCCCTCAGATCACAGTGAAGCTGAGAGCAGTGATAGTGATTGAACACTGCTCAGCCGCGAGTAACAGCGGGATACTTTGAAGATGTTACAACGTCAGTTTTCATGTTTGTTTGCTAAAACATGCTTTTTAGGTTCTGATTTGGCGAATCAGCTCGTTAACCAGCC